CCGCCTGTAGTAATGCTTTCATATATATATTTAAGAGCATCTTCAAAATTATGGTCAGATAATTGTCTACCCTGATCATCTAGTATTTTATTACGATCTAACTTGTTTATAATAAATGCGCGCCACTCTGTAAATTCTGCGGCTTTTACTCTTCGCATATCATGCATTTGAGGCAACAAAAAATCTTCATTTTTAGGAATGCTACCTCCTGCTTTGTTAAAATCAGTACGCATCTCATCAACAAGTTTTAGCCAATCTTGCGCGGCTTTCATAATTTTAGCGTCACCAACATCTTCTCCATACACAGCACGAATAAATTTATTTAATCCTTCCGTATCTTGAGATAAGCCAAACATTCTTGTTCTAAACATAGACAAAGAATCAGCCCACTTTGCCATATACCGCATAGAAAAAACTTTTCCTAACTGTTCAACATTTAACAAATTGCCTTTGCCTGTAATGTCTTTGACCATTAAATTCATTAAGCCAGTCATTGCATTATTAGAGCCATGATTTTTTATTGATTCAAATCCTTGAGCAATTCGTATAGACTGAATAGCCTGTTCTCTTTTTAATCTCGATAAATTTTTTACTGCATTTGCAATTGCATCTTCAGGGTTTTTTGCTTTTAATATTTCCTGCCCAAGTTGCTTGCTTATCTTTCCACCCTGCACAGCAATATCAATACATTTACTATATGTACTGTGAAGAGGGTCTAGTGTTTTAGGTGATTTAGCCAAGAGCGCATATCCTCACTGATTCGATTCCTTCAATTTGATCATCAAGTTCTTTCATGTACTCTATACCATCAACTTTTTCACCATTTTTATAAATTGTTGGATTGTCTAATGCATTATAATTAGCCATATCTCTATCGTAATTTTCCGCTAATCCTTCAGAGTTAAGCTGTTCTCTTTGTAATCCTGTTTTAGTTGCTATAGGAGCAGGAGGCAATTGTGATTCATATTCAACATAATTTGATGGTTGATTCATTCTGTCTTCAAATGCTTTATTTTGGGACAATAACTCCATGTCTTTTTCAACATTACTACGAATAACTTGGCCGTAATATTCTTCTAAAACAGTATTATTATCAGACAACTCGTTAATATGCATATTAATGCTATCAATTTCAACTTGTGCAGTAGGGTCTTTTAACATTTTAGGATTTCTAATAATACTATCAAGCAAATCAATAGCATCATTCATATCCATAGCATCATAACCAATTTCACGCAATCGCTCAGCAAACAAATCTGGTGAATAACCGCCAGTTTTTCTAAATACAGGCTTACCAAAATCTCCTGCAATTTTTTGCATATCAGCTATGTCAAATCCTGCTTCACTAGCTAATTGTTGTCTATTAACCCCACCATCTTTAGCAATCCATTTTGCCCAAGTTTCATTTTCTTTTTTAATTGTAGTTATTTTTTTTTCTAATTTAACTATAGTTGCATCTCTAGCATCTTCTAGTTTTAGATACTCTTTGTTTTGAAATGCATCATATTCTTTTAAAATATCATCTTCTATTCTAGGAGGTAAGGCCGCTTTTTGTTCAGCTAGTTGTGTACCCATCCTGTCTAAAATGTTTATTGATTCTTGCTCTGGGGTTAACCTAACCTCAGCATTAATTTTATCAGTCGGCTTAGGAGGGCCAACAAACTCTGACGCATTCTTAGAAAGGTTTCTAAAGTATCCAGAAATCCCACCCATTGCCCCACCAAGAAGCCCTGCACCAATAGCCGTAGTACCAATAGCCATAAGAGCATCGTTAAACTCGTATGGCGAATTAATGTCGTGCTTGTGCTTATATACCAGTGGTTGAATAGCAGACTCAGAGGCTAAGGCAATAGCGGCTGTGTTTCTACTTGTCATTAATGCTTGGCTTAATGTACTCATCCCTTTGTAAGCAGTACCTACACCTATACCCATAGTAGCTACGTTAATAGGATCAAGCATATAACCACCCATGCTTCCTAAAAACTGTGCAAATCCATTACCACGCTCTATAACATCTTGGTTTTCTTCTCTGCGCTTGCGTAGTATTTCTGTGCGTTCGTCATACAATTCACGGTTAGTTTTTATTAAGCCTGTATCTTCAGCTAATCTGTCATAATCAAGTTCACCAGTAATATCTGTATATGGCTTTAAATCAAACCCTTCGCTAGACATTTCAAATATTTGTTTATTTCTATCATCATATCCCTGACGATTTAACAAACTAGAAACAGATAGCTCTTCGTCTATAACAAAACCAAACGCTGAACCCATTGTTTCAAAAAAAGTAGGGTCTTCACGAAACTCTTGTGGGCCACGCAAATTTTGATAATACTCGCGCTGATCTTGATTAGAAAGAATAGGCATTATAAGTCTCTAAAACACTCCTAATGGAAAGGGGGTTTGCTCTCTTTGGGCTTTATAGTACATATATGATCCTTGTTCTTTATCACCTTTCATGTCCTTAATTTTTTCTTGCGTAACATTAAATATTATTGGCGCACCGTCTTCCCCATAAATAGCAATCCCATTATCATCATAAACGTGGTAATTACCTTGGCCTGCAATAGCTTTAATTTGACCGTTAGGAAAGCCAAGAGAATCAAAATAAGCATCAAGATCGTAATCAGGAATACCTCTTGGTAATTGTGTTTGATATCCTCGTATCTTTTTTACACCGCCTGTAACAGCTTGTATAGCCGCTTTAAACTTAGAAGGATTGTATTGGTCTTCTCCAGCCTCTAATGATCCGTAGTAGTAGTTAAGAGCCGCATCAAGGGTATCTCGCTTATCATTAGGCCCGTAAACAGTACCAACTATGTCATTAAAATCTGACATATATCTATCAGATGATTTTAGTGTTGTAACTAATTTGTTAGCTAGTAAATCCTGTCCTTTGAATATAGTCTCTTGAACAACTCTATTACCACTTGCCGCGGCCTGTGCAAATACACCCTGTTGTTTAGGTGCAATTTGACCCCATAAAGCTGAGTTACTGCCAAATACATTAACTAATTCTATTTTATCTTGTGGTGTCATTTGTGTAATCGTATTACTTAATGCACTAGCCTCATTATCAGTAAGTGGTGACACTGAAACACCATAATGTGCAGAGGCTAATCTAGCTTGTTTTTGTCTTTTAGCAAATGCTTCTTGATTTGCAGGGCTATCAAAATCTTCAGCTAATGGATCAAATTCTATAGGCTCTCCTAATCCTTGAGCTACGTACATACTTATACCATCTTCTCTAGCTTGCCTATTAATATCTGCATTAGCAACTAACATAGCTTTATAAGCATCGGCACGATCTAAACCACCTGTTCGTGCTGACTCAAGCATTTCATTTCTAGCTTGCAATGAAGCAGTAGCAAATATTCCTATTTCATCTGCTAAAAATAATTTTTCTTCTAAAGGTGTACCTTTAGCCATTTCATATATAGCTGTTCTTTCTTGTTCATCAATAGGCTGTCCTAAAGTTCTAGATGTAATATAATCTTGTACTTTTTTAGAAGCTTCTTTTGTTGCAACTGTTTTGTTTGCTTGTAACCTTGAGTTTTGTCTATTTAAATCTTGTTGTGCGCTAATTTCAAATGATCTTAATTCTTCCTGAGAGTAACTACTAGGAATTGATTCTTTTAACATTCCATCTAATGCTGTCATAGCGGCAGAAACACCATCTTTTTCAGCAATAACATCTAACTTTGATAAACGAGTTTGCTCATATATTTTATTTTTTAATTTTCTTTTGTCTTCTGATACACGACTAGCATACTCAGGACTAGCTTCAGCTAAAGCATCCATAGTTAACAATAACAACTCTGACTCAGAATTAACTAACTCTGTATCTCCTTCACGAGCTAAGTTTGCAATATTTCTAACGCCAGTATTAATTGAATCAGTTAATGTAATTATATTTTTGTTATTAGCTTCAGTTAAAAAGTTTTTGTTTAATTTTTCTTCGGCAGAAGATATTCTGCTTGCAAGAGCTTCGTTAATTCTAGGCTGAGACTCAGGAGGCAATAGGTTAACAGTAGCTTGCCTGTACGCATTAGCGTCGTTTGCGAAACCTTGGGGATTGTCTTTGTATTTTTCTTCTAATTCTTTTATTTTAATATCAGAATCAATACTTATTTCTGCTAAATATGCATTAATAGCATTACGATTAAATACTTCAGATCCAAAACCTCTACGTGTAGGAACTTCGCCAAATACTTTTTGACCTTCTTTGTCTATAGTAATAGCTTGTTCTACAGCTTCTTGTGCTTGAGCAGGAGCCTCACGTTCAGCTTTAGCAATACCAAATTGTTCAGCAACACTAGCTACAGTAGCTCCTAATCCAGCAAGAGCTTGCATACGCCTAGCCGCAGAGTCATCTGCCCTAGTAGGACGAAACTCTCCATAAAAACCAACACGTTGTTGTCTAGGTTGTTTAGCCATTACTCTACCTTATTAGCTTGATATGTTTGATAACCGCTTGCTATTTTACCTGCGCTACTTAACAAAGTAGAAGTTGCTCCTATATTAGCGGTACTTCTAGCCATAGCTCCTTGTCTGCGTAATTGAGCTTGTTTTAATTTGTCTGATACAGCCATCATTCCTTCACTTGCGCTAACTTGTTTTGCGCTTTCTAAAGCAATACTTTCAGGTGTTACACCAGATACTCCACCAGCCGCCATAGACACTGCATTAGCCGCAAGGACTTTATTTAATTCTTGTCTTCTTTGTAATTCACGAGCTTCTGCCGCTAACTTTTCTTCTTCAGCTTGACGCTCTAAAGATTCTTGTTGCGCTTTACCAGCTTCAACTTGACCGTAAACACTTACTGCTGTTCCTGCCGCAAGTAAACCAGCTACTATTGCAAAACTCATCTAAATATCCTCTGGCTCTAACAAAGCCTTTTCTATCTCGTCTATATCAGTTAAATGTGTAGGATGATATGTAATCCAAACACAGTCTGTTTCAGCGTATATAACACGCTTAGTTTGCGGAATAGTTTCTCCCATAAACGGAGCTTCTATATCCATGTTTCCAAATTGGCTAGACACTTTACATCTGCCTTTTACTACCATATACAAATGAGTTGTCTTGTGTAACGCTCCTACTAAACATACACCAGCAGGAATAAATAACTCTCTTGCATATAAACCATCACTAAAATGATGCTTGGTTTCTAACTCTATTGTGTCTCCTTTTAACATAAGAGACTGTAATTTTATAATATCATCTTGCGCTGTTACTTCATTCACGAACTAATCTCATATCCAATTGCTTGCAGATGGAATGGTGTTGGGTCTGGTATTGTAATAATAGGAGTAACTTCCCTATCCCATCCATTACCACCGTGGTTATCTTCTATAATTCCTGTAGAAGGTATAAGGGATGAGTTTAAAGGGCTATTCCCCGCATCTCCAAACGTTCTAACAGGCACTAAGTTTCCATCTATATAAACACCAGCACTATTGTAAACACGCAGATTCATGCGATCTATACGCTTNTGGCTTAATACTGTTTGCGAGCCATTAGGTGATCTTGTNTTTAATGGCATTCCTCTAATTTCACAGTTAAAGTTTTGCCCTACTTCTATAACATCTGTCAATGCGGCTTCAGTAGGTGTTAATGTAATTGTTCCTGTAGCACTTACTGTTCTAGATGGCAGGCTACTATTACCCGCTATAACCTCTACTGTATCTCCAGCTAAATGCAGAAGGCCAGACAACGTAGTGCTATGTGGTGTTGTGTATTTGACACTACTATCCATTTTGTAATCAAAAGTCATTTGATCTATAGTAAAACGGTTTCCTCGCTGGCTATAAGTAAACAAGGTATTATTGACCGTTACACATTGTTTAAATAAATCTACGCTACCATTATCACGTACTTGGTTAAACTTTGTATAACCGTTTATATCTTGATCACGCAACGTATTTAAAACAACAGCCGTACCATCTTGGTTAATAACAAATACATAGTTAGCATCTTCTGATGTTGTACTTGTTACTATGTCCATATCAACAGGACTTACTATTAAATGTGACGCTAATACTGATAAATCAATACTACGATATGCATCTTCATTATAGTCATACAAGTATTGTCTTAAACTCCTACCGTTACGGTCTACAAATAATATAGCGCCATCTAAGGCTGTAGTAGGAACTTTAACACTAAAACTACCATGCTGTGTTTGTTGCTGTATATTAATTGTTGTAGGCGTGTTACCTGTTACTTTGTACTCTGCACCTTCTGTAAATATTTGTAATCCACGATCACCTACAATATCTACAATGTCACTTTGCGATCCATTTATGCTTACAAAAATAGCTTCGTCATCATCACCTTCTTCAAGATAAAAATCTAAAAATGATCCAGCTTTAGATGCAAAAACACTTTGGGGTTTATCTCTAGTACCACCAAACCATAATCGCCCACCAGCAAATACACCGTTTTTAGGATAACCTCTAGTAGCACTCCATACATCTTCTTTACGAGGGCTTCCTTGCGTTGTAATGGCAAATGTAACTTCATTGTTATTTCCTGCAAGATCAGAGGTAGCAAACCCTGTCCACACTTGGAAAGATTTGGTAGACTCTCCTGAAACAGTAATTGTAAACACATCGTTAGAACCAGAAACTGCTACACCTGTATCACCAAATATAGGCATTTCTTGTAAGTTTTTTTGTATGTTAAATGCTGTTGATGTCGTATCACCTGTATATGTTATGTTTTTACTAATAACGGATTCAATATCAACTTGAAACCTATCTCCTTTAGTAAAATGCGCTAATGTCATTGTTGTTACATAGCTAATAGGAACAGGACTTGAAGCATCATTAAAATCGAACTGTGGCACATTTAAGAATGGCGCATNATCAAATTTAAAAATATTGTTGCCGTTAAGGTTGTATATTAATCGTTTAACAGGAACATTTTCGTTAAACATAAGTAATACATTTTCATTACTTGCTACACGTTCAGGAAAATTAGTCCCTATGTCTGTTGCTACATCTTGTCTAAATGTGGGTATGTCATTTGCAACGTGATATATTCGTAAATTGTTGTTAGTAAATAAAAGCAAATAACTACTGTTAATACTTATTTCAAATTTGTGCATTTTTAAATCACTATGAATTGCCCCAGTTACATTGTAGAAATGCATCTCTGCTAGCGAAACATTGCAGGAACCTAAATCTGTAGTACCAACTCTAGCCAATCTCCAATCTTGGTCTAAGAAAGGCGTAGGCACACCATTGTTTAAAATAGTAACTCTAAGTGTTTGCTCAAAATCAGTTAACGTAGGAACATTAGCAACCGTAATCCATGCACCACCAGTTTGTTGATATTGGATAACAAACTCATTGCTAGTAGCATCAGCAGTAGTTAACTTAATGTTTATTAAATCTATATATGCAATAGTCTGCTGGCTAGTAAATTGATAAGACGCTACAACAAAAGGATTAGTAGTCTCTATTCCTGCTGTAGTTGTACCAAAAGTTGTAAGGTCATTATCATTAAGATTAGCCTCAGTACCACCATTGGGCATAGTAGCTGTAGGAGCAGAATACTTAGCAACTACTGGTGCTGGAGTTGTAACAAACTTAAACCCTGCTCTACGCTTTACTCCTCCTTGTGGAACAGTAACTACATTAGTAGCAGTTTGTAAGCCTTGATAGTATTGATCAAGATCTGTTCGACCTTTTACGATTGGCGATAACTCACCACTTACAAAACTATTTTGCAAAAAGTGACTTCTAGCCATTAGAACCTCACATCAACAAAGGGCCTGCTGGTAAGCGGAGTAATAGGATGTTGTTGAGAATCAGTGTAACGCGCCATATTAGATGCGTTAATATATTCTTCATTCATCAATTGTTTGGTAGAAGCACTATCTCTAATAGACATAGCAAAGTCTTTAGCTAATGCGTATTCAACCATTTTAGAAAAGTATGCAGGCCATGTAGCCTCAGATACAGTGTAGATGTAATCGCAGAATAAATTTGTATCATAGTTACAGTAAACGCGATCACCAAGAATTTGGTAATTAATGCTAGGGTTCATTTTAATAAACACTAATAGGTCAGATGGCAGTTGATACATAACATCGTATTCAGTGCCTACTGGGGTTTCATTAATTTTAGATAGCTGTGCTTTTTTACGTGCAAATCCCCAACGATACTTTGTAAGCTCATTGTGGACAATGTTGTCATATAGATTGTTAGCAACAGTTTGTGCGCGAGTGTTGCCAGTTAACGATGTAATAGGCAAATCACCAATTAAAATTAAAGCATTAGAAATTAAATTGATTTTACTTGCCATAATAGACCTTTATGTAGATAGAAAGGGGGCCGAAGCCCCCAATCAGTTAGGCATCACCAAGAGCAGTGCCAGAAGCCAAATCAATAGAAGTAGTTCCATTGTTTGTTTTTACAAAAGTAGCAGTTACCGCAACACCGTCAGTATCAACAACTAGAACAACATCACCAAGATGAAGTTCACTGATAGCTGAAAGCATATAGTTAGAACCTGTTACAGTTGCAGGAGCATCAGTAGACGCATACACCCACAATGGGCGAGAGTTTCCTGAACCACCAATTCTAGATAAACCAGATCGTGCAAAAGCCATGATAGTTCTCCTTATACGTTATCTTTGTATTCGACTTTAACTAGACCACCGTTGTCACGGACAACAGATCCAGCCTTGAGCATACCGTTGCACAAGTATGAAGTGCGCTCTGGTACATAGTCGATTGATGTTTTCATGTCGATGCCAATAGCAAGTCCAACAGCATCTTTCTGGAAGAACCAAGAGTTAACAGTGTTTCCAGCTACAGTCAAACCACCTTCAGTACGATCTTCAAGAATGATGAAAGTAAATCCAGCTAGGCTGTTAACATCACCAGTTACCAAAGCTTTAATAGTCTGGTAATCAGCGTTAGTTGCTTTCTCATCTTTAAGAAGTCCACCAAGACCAGCAGAGTTAACTGCCGCGTATAGGTTAGCATTTTGTACACCGTTCTTACGCAATGCAACTTGAGCTTCAATAACCTTGTTCATGCTTAGAGCCGCGTTACCGTGATCAATGTCAGCCGCATCAGGAGTAGAAGAGTTCATAGCATCAATAACAAGTTGGTCACAACGACGGCCAAGAGCACCAGCGATAGTGCTTGCTAGTTCCTGCTTTTCGTCAAAGTTAACGTCTTGTTGGTCAAAGATGTCAGTGTATTCTGGAGCGTTCCAGTTAGAAAGTGTAGCAACCTTAAATTCGTGCGCTACGTCCATTGGAGTTACTAGATCAGAAGTAGACTTCTGGTTAGCAAGACCTTTGCCCATGCGACGGAACTTGTAAGTATCACCAACTACATTGTTACGAATAGTAACAGCAGGCTTCATTAGCCCCATGCCTTGATAGGCGTGTTTTACCATAGAGTCAAACTCAATGACTGCTACGGACGATAGTGTTTTACTCATAATAATTTCCTCGAAAAAGAGTAATTTAAAAAGTTTTTCAAGGTTTTAGCTGAGTACCCAGTAAATTGGTCAGCATTCAACCTAAATTTACTGGGCTATAGAGATAGGTATCCAGTTTTTGGATTATACACCCTTTATGGTATATCAATCAATGTTTACTGTGCTTCACCCCAAGCTTGCATAAGCTTTTGGATTTTACGTTCATGCTCAATGTTAGTGCTACGCAGTAAGTTACCATGATCATCTTTCTTAAACATTTCAGCTTCAATAGATTCCCATGACAATCCAGCAGGGGCTACATCGTTTTCAGTCGGCAGTTTAACAGGCGCAGTTGCTCCTACTAACATTTCAATTAGTTGTATGCTTTCTGCTGTTGTTACTAAGTCTTTTGCTTTCTCGTAAGTTTCTGCATCAAGGTTGTTTTTCATAAACCCATCTACATTGTTTATACGATCTTGCGCATTGTCTCCTAGCTTAGATATTTCTGCTTCTTGATTAACTTCTTGTACAGCATCATCTTGTGCAGATAACAATTCCCATGCGCGTCCAAATGCTTCTTGCGACATATTGGTATCATCTGCAAAAGTAATTAACTCTTGTAACAATGCATCATCATTGTCTACACCTTCAGGATGCATATAACCATCTTTAGGCGTACCTTTAAAACCACCAAACTTTTTTTCTAACTCAGCATATCCTTTAGCTTGATCAGCTACTGATTTATACTTGTTAGCATTAAACCATTCTGGGGTTTCACCTGTTCCTTTTACATCTTCTGTTAAAAAATATTCACCTTCTGCTACTTCTGCTACTTCTGGGGTTGATTCATTTAGCAGGGTATCGCTTTCTGCGGCCTGTTGTTCCATAATCGTTACCATTTAGTTATAAAATTTCAGCTTGTTGAATTTGATTTATAAGAAATTTAACTACGCCTGCTTCACCATTGTGGTATGCAGATTCGTAATTAACGTTTGTAGAGGAAAAAGAAGTATCATTGTTGTAGACAAACCTAGCAGTCAGATCAGCTAATACCCGCTTTCCATCCTCATCATTAAAACATCGATGATATGCTTTCGCAAGATTAGCGACTTTCTCTCTGTTTTTAGCGTTGTCTTTTGTTGCTGTTTCTACATCTAATTGAACTTGTTGAATTTTGTCCCAAGTCATACTTGAGTTTGTCCTTGCATTGGTGGTTCACCAGTATCCATGCCTTGCTGTGCTACTTGCGCTCCAGCTTGTATTATTTGCTGTTTTTCCATAGGACTTCTTACTAACTCAGCAGGCATACCAGTTTTTTCTGCTACCCACGTTCCAAAGTCCTCTAATTTAAATCCTATTTTAGCTTGATCAGGACCAGCATTTTGTAATACAAACTGTACAGCTTGTTGCACATTTAGAATGTCTTCACTATCTTGCGCACGAGCTAACGGTGAGGTAAATTTAATTTCTATATCTCGACCATCTAACTGTAAAGGTTGTAACAATCCTCTACGAGTTAATATAGATGCTACGCGTTTTATTATAGGAATAAGTACTTCTGTTTGCAAACGTCCAAATGCAGAACCAATTCTTTTAGCCAGTTCTCTAGACTCAATAGCTACTTCTGTAGCAGATCTAACAGCGCCACTAGGGTCTCTAAGATCGTTAAACAGAGATCTTTTTATAGCCATTTGCATATCATTGATGACAAATTGCGGTAATTGTAAGTTAGCTCCTGTATCTAATCGACGAATAGAAGGATTAGACGAGTTATTAGAACCTACTGGAATAACAACCCCCGGACTTATGCTAATATTGTATGGATTAGTTACACCATCATCCGTAGCTGTGTACATACCCGCAAGGTCTATAGCGGCTTTCTGTAATGAAAATTCTTTTGCTTTGTTTAAAGATTTAACATCAGGCAGTGCTTGTAATGCTGGACCACGACCACGTATTTCACCAGCTACTTTAGAGTAACGACCAGTAACCCAAGGGCTAGATGCGCCAAAGTCTTCCATCCAGCTAATACGATCTTCTTTTCCTACCCATAAGCAACCGT